AGTGCTTGCTTGGTAATAAATCGTGGAACGAAACCGCCGCTGTCCTGAAGAATCTGAAAGGCGAAAATATCGAAGGTTTGCGCCGGATGATTTTAGCGAGTGCGGCTACTGCGATGTTGGGCGGAAACACGAAAGCATTTGGAATTGTTTGCGAATTCAAGAACCATTTTTTCGAGTCTGATTGGGGTGGTTTCGTCGCCGCGTGCTGGGCTTGCAAGCATTAGGAGTAGTCAATGACCAATCTGCAATTGATTGTGGGTCTAGTCGGGATGTTTGTTTGTTTTCTCATTGGCTGCGTCATGGGGTGTTTGTTTTGTGACAGGGACGCTTAAAAATGGCTGACGACCTTGAAGACATCGACATGGATTTGTCGATAGATAAATTCGCCTTGGATGTCGAATGGCAAAAACAGCCCGTCCGTTTCAAGATCGCGTCCGATCATCTGGTCGATGCGAAAAAGACGTTGCGCGAACTTGAGGCCCAGCAGGAATTAATTGATTCCGGTTTGTATCTGGACATCCGGCGAAGCCCGAAGGTGTTCGATCTGGATGACAAGCCCACCGAAGCCGCGATCAAGAACACGATCAATACGAACAAAAAACACGTGGTGATGGCGGAACGGATTCGCGCCGCCCAACACAAAGTTGACAGGTTATCCATTTTCATGTCCGCCCTGGATCAGCGGCGCCGCGCACTATCGGATCTGGTTTCCTTGTTCGGTTCGGAATATTTCAGTATTCCCGCTCGCGGCACGTCGCCAGCCGGGAAAGCCAAGATGGATGCCGTGAAAACGAGGGAACTTCGACAGCGGGGACAACGGCGTCTGGACGACCGATCAGAAGGATTCGCGCAATAATGTCGAACACGACGAAAGAAGCCTTGGAACGTCTCTTGGCGATTTGCAAAGAGTGTCTTAAGGAAGAATCGGACCCTACTGAAGTTATTTGTAGTCTAGTTGAGGGTTCCGAAGAGTTCAGGAACGCGCTGCAAGACGTTTTGGGGGTCTAATGGAAATTGATTTTTCCAGAACCGCAGCGATCCTTTTTATGGCGATTGCAGCGTGTTTTGTGCTACTCTTGGCGATCAAGCTGGGAACATACGGTTTCTATCTGGGACGGCAGTTGTTCCTGGATGAACAGGAAAAGAAAGGAAAGAAGTAGCGTCATGGGAAAGACTGAATCGAAGACGGGATCGAAGACCGAAAAGCGGGTGTCAACCGCGCGAGCGCGGGCGGAATCGCAGGGGAGCGGATTCACCAAACACCTCAAGTTGGGAACCGCAAAGTTGTTTTCGTGGAAACCCGACACCAAGCGGTATATCGACATCCTCAATTACAAGACCGCCGAAGCAAAGCGCAAGGTGGAATGGAAGGGCAAGGAATATGAAGTCGGCGCGGGGAAAAACCCCAACGCGGACCCGGGCGTGGAGCACTACGAACGCACGTACTTTTTGCACAAGAACATCGGCCCCAACCGCGAAGCGTATGTCTGCGCGGCGAAGACCGCGGGGCGCCGCTGTCCGATCTGCGATTGGATGGCCAAGGAACTGAAGAAGGAAGAACCGGACGACAAGACTCTGGGCAGTCTGAAAGCCCAGCAGCGTCAGTTGATGAACGTGGTAGACACCAAGGAACCGGACGCAGGTATCCAGGTGTTCGACAACAGCACCTTCAATTTGGGCAAGGCGATTGACGAACGGGTCCAGGAAGGCGACCAGTTGAAGGGCAAGGATTATCGTGAATACGATTTCTTTGCCGACCACAACGGGGACGACGCCAAGACCCTCAAGTTCATGGTCAAGGAAGCGACCTTTGCCGGTAACAAGTACAACACGGTCGGTTCCGTGGACATGATCGAACGGGAAACCGAATACGGGGAAAAGATCCTCAAGAAGCTCGTGTGCCTGGACGAAATCATCGTGATCGAGCCATACGAAAAGCTGAAGGAAATCTTCCTCGCAGGCGCGGACATCGGCGGCGAAACGGACGACGACGCATCCGACGATGAAGAAGACGGTAAGGAAGAAGAAGACGCCGACGCCGACGCCGATTCGGATGCCGACGAAGACAAGCCCGCGAGGAAGGCCAAGGGCAAGAAGTCGGACGACGACGAAGACGATTCCGATGATGATACGGATGACGACGACGCAGATGATGACAGCGCCGACGATGATGATTCCGAGGATTCGGATGATGACGACACAGAAGACGAAGACGAACCGGAAGAAAAGCCCGCCAAAAAGCGCGGTCGTCCCAAGGGGAGCACGAACAAGAAGGACAAGGAAGAAGAACCCGATGACGCCGATGAAGACGACGACGCGGATGATGCTGAAGACAAAAAGCCGGTGAAGAAGGGCAAGAAACCTGAGCCAGCCGCGAAGTCCGAAAAGAAGAAGGATGCGGACGACGAAGACGATTGGGACGACTTCGACGACGAAGATGATGAAGACGAACCAAAGAAGCCTGCCGCGAAGGGCAAGAAGTCCAAGTAGCCACGCCCAGGAACGGGCGCGATGACAGGAAATCCCCGAGGTTAACCGCCCCGGGGATCTTTCTATAAAGGAAGATCAACGATGAATATCGAACGGTTGGTTCTATCAGTATTCGTGCAGGGGGAGTCCCCAATCACGTGGAATGAAATCGTGAAGCGGGTTCATGCGAAAGTTCCGAAGGCTGATGAAGATAAGATAAGTGAAGCACTGAATCAACTTTGGGAAGAAGATTGGGTCCGCTGCAACGACGGTCAACAAACCCACTGGTGGCGGATGCCGGGCGATAGGGACTCAAAACAAAGATGAAAGCCAAACCTTACAAACTTTGTACGGATGATCCTGAACACAAGACCGCGTACATTCCGTGCGCTGTCGAGGAAGCTACGGATGTTCGCTTGGAAATGCCCGGGCCTTTTCGTTACAGAATGCTCCCAATCATTCTGAAAGGAAGCCGGGACACTAGCCAGCGACAGCCGGTTTGGACGTGGAACGGTGACACAGAGAAGCCCACAATCAAACCAAGTATTCTCACATGGGATCATAAAGATCGATGCCATACTTGGGTGAATGATGGAATGGCGCAGTTCCTTGACGACTGCACCCATGAATTCAAAGGACAGACGATCCCCCTTTTGGAAGTTGCGGAATGAAAAACGAACCGTCGCAGGAAGAGCGAATCGCCAAGGCCGTCACCCACCAAGGCAGGTCCGAACGACAACCGGCAGTCAAGCCACAACATCTACTTTCGTCGGGATCGACCTTGATTAATCTAGCGTGTAGTTCCCGCATTGAAGGCGCCTTCGGTCCCGGCCTTTTCTATTTCCTGGTGGGCGATAGCCGGTCGGGCAAGACGTGGCTTGCCCACAGTTGCTTTGCAGAGGCCGTTCTGCATCCTTTTTACAAGAATCACCGTCTAATCCGGGATGATGTGGAAAACGGCGCCCTGATGGACGTGGCGCGGTTTTTCGGGCAAGCGGTGCAAGACAAGATCGAACCGCCGCGCGGTACGCGGGAAGCGCCAGAGAATAGCGACACAATTGAGGATTTTTACTACAATATAGACGATGCCTTGAAGGATGGCCGACCGTTTATCTACGTCCTGGATTCCTTGGATTCCCTGGACAGCAAAGCCGCCGACAAGAAGTTTGACGAACAGAAGAAATTCGACCGGCCCAGCAAGGGCGACAAAAAAGGCAAGCCGCCTGCTGGTTCCTTCGGCATGGACAAGGCCAAGAAGAATTCAGACAACTTGCGCCGGGTGATTCGGCGACTTCGCGACACCAAATCCATTTTGATCGTGATCAGTCAAACCCGGGATAACGTCGATCCCTATTCATACTCCACCAAGACCCGGGCGGGGGGTCGCGCACTGACCTTCTACAGCCATGTGGAGATGTGGTCGGAAATCTGCGGACGAATGGATAAGACGATTAAAGACAAGAAACTCAATATCGGAATCAAGTGCAAGCTAACCATACAGAAGAACCGTATTAGCGGCAAGATGTGGCAAGTCGTGGTTCCGATCTACAATAACTATGGGATGGACGACATCGGGTCCATGATTGATTTTGCGATAGAGTGGAAGCATTGGAATGAGGGGAAGGTGCTCGTTGCCCCGGAATTCAAGTTCACGGGATCACGAGACAAACTGATTCGGAAGATTGAAAATGAAAACCTTGAAAAAGACCTCAAAGAAACAATAAAAACCCTTTGGCGGGAAATCGAAGAAGCAACCAACCTCAACCGGAAAGCTCGATACCGATAGGAAAGGAACCTAGCCGTGGACAACCCAAACAAAAAGAAGTACTTGCGTAGGATCTTCGATGCGTCCGGAAACGGACAGTCTGTTGAAGTCGACGTTTACCGTGTCCTGGATGCGTTTGCTGTCGTTTCGCCTGCCTTGCAGCACGCAATCAAGAAGATGCTCTGCCCCGGTAAGCGTGGGGTGAAGAGTACGGAAAAGGATCTATCCGAAGCAATGGGTTCTATTTCCGAGGCTCTCTTGATGCTGAAGGACACAGCCGCGCGGGAAGCGACAGACATCCTATCCCTAGCAACAACAGATTGCTTAATCGTGAAGACGCCGCCGACCGGGATGAATACCGGCTGGTGGCGCCACCAGAACGGGGATTTATGGTGCCTTGATGGAGCAAGCAATCTTGATGAAATTCCAATGGTTTTGAAGATGATTGGAAAGCCGCGCACAAAAGCAAAGTTCGCAAGACCGTTTGTTGCTGAAAAGATGAAGCCTGTAACGGTCGCCTTCGGACATCCCGGCATTGTGGTTGGTGCGATCTGGAGGTCCATGATTCCCATTGATCGGACAAACATGACAACTATAACAATCAATGATGTGACTCCACACGAATCCATGGAGCATCAACAAGCGGAAATTGCGGCGACCACCCCTGGGGGAATTACACTTACCCTTTCCTTTGATGAGCTTATGTCGAATTGGCATTGGGAATCGACGCGCAGTAGCGTCAAAATCGACACAGAGAGCTTCCTTAAACCATGAAATACTTGCTGTTCGACGCCAACTATCTCGCCAGAAGAGCATTTCATTCTTCTGGCGAGTTGTCGTTAGCGGGAATCAAAACGGGAGTCATTTATGGATTTCTTCGCGAAGTGGCCTACCTCAAGCGCGTTCTGGACTGTGGCAATTGTGCTTTCGCTTTTGATTGCGGGCGCTTTCTGCGCTTTGATCTATATCCTAATTACAAGGCAGATAGGATCAGAAAGAAAGCGTTAGCGACCGACTGGGAAAAGGAAGTTGAAGAAGTGTATAAAGACCAATTGATGTTGCTTCAAGCGGACTACCTGCTGCGTCTTGGGTATAAAAATGTTTTCGCTAAGGATGGTTTTGAAGCTGACGATTTGATCGGACGGCTTTGCAAAAGCAAGCCTGTCGATTCCCAATATATGATCGTGTCAGCAGATCAGGATTTCTATCAACTGCTGGGAGCAGGCGTTGCGATATATCACCCACAAAAAAGGGAACTTGAAATGCAGAAAACATTCACGGAGAAGTACGCAA